CTGGAAAGAAAAAGGAGGTGTCAGAAATGGCAAAAAAGAGTAACACTGGAAAGAAAAAGGTAGATGTTATTAGTTTAGATAACAAGCCAATTAATCCAGAGGTACAAAAAGAAAAAGTAGAAGTACCTACAAAATTTGTTAAAGTTGTACCTACTACTCCAAAAACAGCAGAAAGTAAAATCAAATTAAACAATGGAAGAGTATATAAAAACTTAGGCAACGGTTATTGTATGTATGCCGATAATGGCGAAGTATTTAGAAAGTAGTGATAATATGGAATTTATCAAATTGAGAGAAGATAGATACTTAATCAAAGATAGTAATGGTTTGATAGTATCTAATGATGAGAAATTAAAATTAGAAAAGAAAGAATTAATCATTAAAGATATAGAAAGTAATGAGTGTCAAGGAAAGACTACTCAAAGAATTGAAGAAATAGATAGGGAATTGGAAAATGGAAACAAGTCTAAATCTAACACTATCAAAAAAGCAAAGTCAACTACTAAATGATATAATTAGTCCTAATCTAACTGAAATATATGTATTAGGAAGTACACAAAGTGGCAAGACCTTTGATATATGTTTAGGGTGTATCTTATATGCTCAAGTCTTGTATAATTATAATCCAAATGAAACTTATTTTGGCTCTATAACTGGTTGGAGTTTAGAAACATTAAAAGGTAACATAATAGAGCCTTTAAAAAAGTTTCTAGATGATATGAAATTAGAAAAAGGAAGAGATTATATACTAAGGTGGCAAACTGATGAAAAATATCTAGAAATATACAACATTAGATATTATTTCTTTGGTTTTAATAATATTCTTGCATTCAACAAGATATTAGGTAAACCTTTAATATTTGAGTGGATAGATGAAAGTGCTAGAATATACTCACAGGATAATTTAAGAGAGCCATTTAATGAGTTCCCGGGCAGACAAGTATCTTATGCAGACCATCCTTATTTAAAAACTATACATTCATTTAATGTTGAAGGTGGAGAAAATCATCCATATAAGATTGACTACATAGATAAGAAACCTTATGCTAAGCATTATTCTTTCTTTCCTTATGACAACCCTAAAATAAAAACGGAAGAAGCAATGCGAAAGGTATTAGAAATGTTTCCTCCTGGTAATTTAAGAGAACAAAAGATATTTAATAAATGGATACTTGCTACTGGTAGGGTATTCAATGTTATAAACACCATAGATAATCTTGATAATTATGCTTTTAGAGAGATAGGAATAGGAATAGACTATGGTTCAGTTCACGCAACAGCCTTTGTCCCTATTGCCCTTGCTTATGATAAAGTAAATAAGAAATGGGTATTAATAAGGTTAGAGTATTATTACCATAATGCCAAAGAAGAACAAGATAATCCTACAACTGAATATTTTAGTAAGCAATTAAGATTATTCTTATTGTATTTAAAAAGTGAATATGGGCAAGTGCCTATTACTACAATAGTATTAGATAGTGCTTCTGTTCACTTCCATAATAGGTTAATTGCTGATAATATACCACATACATTAATCAATAAAAGTATGGATACTGTGATTGAGGGAGTTCAATATATGCAGTCTTTGTTCTATAAAGGATATCTACTTGTATATAAACAAAAAGCGATTAAGCATATAACTGATAGTGGTGAATTAATTTATAGTGGCAAAGATGATGGATTGCTTGAATTAGAAAGTTATAGATATGATTTAAAGGCAAGTGCTAAAAGTGGTAAAGAAGCCTATGTAAAAGAGTTTGATGACCATAATGACGCATTAAGGTATATCATAATAGAGTTTAAAGAAACTGATAGAGCACCAGTGGTATAAAAGGAGTTGAATATATGGAGATTAGATGTAAATCTACAAAAAGATATTTATTTAAGATAGAAATTGAAGAATATTATAAAAATCTAAAGAAGATGGGAATAGAAGTAGAAACTCCTTTGGTAATAGAATATCCTTGCCCTAAATGTAAGATGATAGAAGTATATGAAATATATCCTACTCATTACATACATATAAAAAGTTATAAAAGAGATGTTGACAATAATAAATAATTATGCTATAATTTAAGAGATAGAAAAGTGCGAAAAAGTGTGTCGTAAACATAAGAAGCATATAGTTAAAGAGATAACTATATGTTTTTTATTATTTATACACATAGAAAGGAGTTAAAAATGAGAACTCTAATAAAGCAAATAAGTGCCATTTTTAATAAATTAATCAGCAAAATTGCAGAATTTATGCAAAAATTAAGATTAAATTACGAAAATAATAAGAAATGGACTTTGTATTTATATTTAAATGGTCAATGCATAGATAAAAGAAAGATAGATAAAGACTTTGCTCCTATGGGTAAGTTCTATGTAGTAAAAGTAAGAGGCATGATACATTTACTAGGAACTAATAGAAAAGTGCAAATAGTAGTTCAAAGTTATAAATATAAATTTACTGATGAAAAGAAAAGAGAGGCTCATATTGAAACTCTAATATATGAAGGAGTTGATATTAAATGAATAATCAAGTAAGATTAAAATCAGCATACAACTATTTAGAGGCTCCATATATAAGAGTAGAGGCAACAGTAACTCAGCCCGGTATAACTAATGGAAAACCTAATATTTACAAGAAAAATGACTATATAATTGCTCCCAGTGGCAAAAAGGTCGCTACATATATAGTTAATCAAATATTTGGCTCAGATTTAGTAACACAGACAGAGGGACTATCAATAAATTGGTTAATGCCTACACTTAAAGAGAGCCTAGAATTAGCAGTATATGAAGAAGAAAGTTTTATATTAATAAATAAGTTTGATAATAAGATATATCTAGAATGTATTAAGAAATCAGACATACACGATTTAGTACAAAAATATGATAAAGTAATAAGTGGTACTATCGTACAAGAGTTTGTTACTAAAGAAGATATATACGAACTTCATAGAAATATTAAGTTAGAGAATGGTATTACTTATATGACTATGGAAGTATACAAAGAAGATAAAGGCGATAAATTAATACCTGTTGATTTAGGAACATTTAATCTAAGAACTGGTAATGAATACATTGCTAAGTACATATTACCCTATGAAAATCTAATTAATATAGATATAGGTCAGAATTTCTTTAAAGATAGTAAAAAATTCTTAAATGAAGAAATGGAAATATTCAACACCTTTGTTGATGAAATAGAAAAGACCAAAACTAAAATAGTGACAAGTCAGCACTATCAAAGTGGGGATATAGTAACTAATTGGCAACCTGCATCTAATCATTATAAGGTAGATACATTAAGTGTTGGTAAATTAGCAGATTACTTTACTTTATTGCCTGGTGATAAAGACCACCAATTATTTGAATTTTTACAAGGTGATATTAGATTTAATGAATATATTAGTTCGTTTAAGTTTTGCGATTATCAAGTAATTCAAATGGCTGGACTAAGTCCTGCAACATTTGGATATGAAAAAGATGCTTATCAGAATGTCGATAGTATAGATTTAAGTAAGAATAATTCTGATATGACTATTGAGGCAATAAAAACACAAATAGAGCCTCAAATAAATCATTTACTTGAAAATGTAGTAAAAGCACAACAAGCAAATAATATACAAGTTAATTTAATACCTACCGAGTTAAATTGGGATTATGGAGCAAATGAGAAATTTAATGATATGAAGAAACTCCAAGTATTAGGAAGAATTCAAAGTGTTGGAAGTGTTCCATATAGCATAAAGGCTAAAATAATAATGCCTATACTTAACAAGTTAATTGACGATGACTATGTAGGTAAGAATAGTAAATTAATAGAGGAATTAATTAATGCTAATAAAGAGGAAGAAGAAGAAATACAAGTTAAGTTTGGAGAAGTATAATGAAGAAAGACCCATTTAGTTTATTTATAGAAGATAGTGCTTACTATTCAAAGAATGAATATTATAAACTAATGTATGAAACTAAACGAATATTCTTCGATTACCTATACAAGAATAAAACACTAGCAGAGTTTAAAAAGGAAACAACTAAAATATGGGAAAAGGTAGACCATAAATATATGGCTGAAAGAATAAAAGAACTTGAAGATATGATAATGGCTAGAGATTTAGAGGGAAATAAAATAATAAATCCTGATGCTCAATATAAACAAATATATGAATTAGCAAGTGAAAAAGTATTCCAAAATGTAGAGAAAAAATATAAATATAACATTGATGAATATTATAAAGGCAGAAGAAAAACTGCAAATAAAAGTTATATAGATAGAGAGAGTTATTTATCTAAACTGGTAACTAAATATGATGAAGTACAAGCAACTATACCATACCATAATAAAGATGGAAGTGTAAGAAGTTGGCATAATATAGCAGATTATAATTCAATGCTTTATAACACTAATCTTAATCATGCAGGTTGGAATAGAACAATGTATGATGCTAATTTATTAGAGAAAGAACTTTTATACTTACCAGCCCATACATTCGCTTGTCCTTTATGTATGCCTTATCAAGGAAAGATATATAACAAAGAAGGAAAGAGTGGATATACTTCTGATGGAATTAAATATTATTCACAAGAAGATGCAATTGCTGGTGGTGTAGGTCATCCTAATTGTAGACACCAATGGACTATATATTGGGATAAAGACCAAATACAAGAAAATGATTATAATTCTGATAAGTGGCAAGAAGATTATGAAAAAAAGCAAAAGATACAAGCCTTACAACTAAAAAGAACTAAATTAAAAAATGATAAAAAAATATATGAAGGTTTAGGAAATGGAAGTGAGGTAGATAAAGCAAATGCTAAAATAAAAATGATAAATGCTACTATAAAAGAATTAAATAAATAGACCAATTGCTATTAAGTCTATAAAAGGTTAGCAGTCGCGACACACTTTTATCACTTCTAAAAAAAGGAGAATGATAAATATGAATTTTGATATTACTAAATATCTAAAAAACAAAGAGATTACTATAAGTAATGATGACCTAGATGTTTCTGCAATGGAAAAAGACCTTTATAAAGGCTATACAAAGAATAGTGATATTCCTAAGGCTGATTATAGTGGTTATGTAAAAAAAGAAGATTATACTAAACTTCAAGGAGATTATACAAGTCTAGAAACTAATTACAACAATACTGTTAAAACTTTAAGCGAAACAAATGACAAGATGACTAGATTAAGTCTAGAAAATAAACTTGTTAAAAAAGGATTTAAAGAAGAAAATTTTGATGAAGTAGTTAAATTAAGAAATAGTCTTTATGCTGATGAAAAAGATGATGATAAAGCAATTGAAGGAATAGTAACTAGATTTAAAAACACATACTTCCCAGAAACAGAAAAGAAGAATAACATACCATTTACACAAGCACCTAATGAGGGTGGAGTAAATGGAAACAATGCTAATACTGGTAAAGATATAAAGATAACAAGAGGTACTAGCATTAAAGATTTAATGATACCTGTAACTAAATAATTTTAGTTAAATATAGAGGAAAGAAAAGGAGGAAGAAATTATGAATTTTACAGGAGTAAATTTAGACCTACAAGGTTTAATGAAAAGAACTTATGCTAATTTACTATACAATTCTCAATACTATAAAATGCTAGATAGAAGATTGTTTGAAGTTGGAAGAACCGGCACTCCAATTATTGAGATTGTTAAGCAATTAGACACTGCATTAAATGTAAGAAATAATGTAGAAATCGCACAAGGAGGAATTGCAAACGAACTTGCTACTTACAATTCAGTAAAAGTTGACTTAACTGAGTTACCTATGGATTATTCATTTAGAGTAAGCCCTATTGTAATGGGTAGTGGTATCGAAAGAGCAATTGAGGGACAAATCGAATTAAAAGAGGCTCAAATCTCTAGACAAATCGATGTATATGGCTTTAATAAATTAAATGCTGATATTACAGGACCTCAAGATGGTTCAATGGCTTATACAGATGGACAATGTACTAAATGGGCTCCAGCAAGTGGAACTGAAACTATTGAATTAATTAATGATTTAAAATCAAAATTATTTGATAGAAATATCTATGATGGCTACCTATTAGGACTAAGTTCAACTGCTTATGCTTATTTCATTTCAAGTTTAACATCTATCTTAAAATATGAAACAAGAGCAGGTGTTGAAGGTGTTGATATGGGACAAGTTGCTAATGCTTATGGTGTTAGTGTATTCCAAATCAATTCAAATGTAATTGAAAAAGATAAAGAAGGTAAAGATACAAATGTAGTTGGATACTTTGCTAATGAAGTTGGTATAGTTGGTGATACATTCTGGAGTTCATTTGCTCAATACAATGGTAATTTCCCTGGATACCCTGGATACTTCGTTGTTGAAGGAAATGTAATGTTTGGCTCAAAAGTAGTTAGACCAGAAGCAGTAATTAAATTGGTTGAAACTCTACCAATCGTATCTGCAGGTTCATTCGATGCGGGAACTCATGCACAAGAATATACTCAAACTACTCCATTCAGTGGAACTGATGTTGAAAGGTTTGAAGCAGGTGGTTTACCAGCAGGATTAACACTTAACCCTACAACTGGTGCTATTACAGGTACACCTACTGAAGCAGGAGATTATCATGTTTCTGTATATGGTATTGATAAATATGGTAACTACTCTAATGCTTATAGTGGCGATATAGTAATTGCCTAAATAGAAATGAGGTGGGAAAATGCAATTTTTCACAAAAGAGGAATTCGGTATTAAATATCCCGAATACTCGAATGTTGATATTTCAACTTGGCAGATAGAAACAGTAAGTGAGGTAATTTTCTCACAAATAGGCTTAAGATATAGGGATGCTAGTTGGGATGCAATTAGTGTCCCTTTGCCTATTAAAAATGCTTCTATGGAACAAATGAGATTTTTGTTAGAACACGATATTCCATTTGTTGACTTTGATAAAGATATAAAGGCAGGATCAATGAGTTCTCCTTTAAAGACTGATTATTCTACTTTAGCATTAAGAATACTTGCTAATAATGGATATCTATATAGAGGTACACCAATGTCAAGTAATATGGCTCTTACTATACCTTTTGGAGGCGAATAAAATGTTTCTAGTCAACGGTATGAAAGCAACATTAAGACAATTTAATCGTGATGAAAGTGATGAAATATTTGATGATACTAATTACAGAGAAATCACAATTAAATGTTGTCCTTATGATTGTGAAAGTGCTATAAAGTTTGGTATTTATACTCATCCTGAGGCTACTGGTTATTATCAAGTTGGAAGACTTGTTGATGTAAAAGTAGGAGACCAAATTATTTATTTAGGCAAATATGCTGATAATAAAGTCCATACAGTTTTAAAAGTTCAAGATGCTTGGATATTTAATAGAGTAGAGAATAAGATTATAGTGGTTAAATAATGGCTGATGTTAAAGTAAATTGGTATCCAGGAAAGAAAAAGGAAGTATTAGAGGCTTCTGATAAGATAATGTATGCAATAGCAAGACAGACACTTGACAGAACATTTTCTCATATTCCTATGTCAAAAAGAAAAGGAGTAGTCCATATGAGACAAACTTCTATGTCGGCAGGAGTTAGAGGAAGTAATGAAAATTATTATATAGGTTCTTATACTAATTATGCTAAATATGTATGGGTTATGCCTAGCACTACTAATTGGAGTGAGCCAGGAACTTTTGGAAAATGGTACCAAGAAATATATACTAAACAAAAGAAAAGTATAGTTGGAATTGCTATAAAGGAGAATAAATTGAAATGACAAGAGAGTTATTAGAAAAAAAACAATTAATCTTAATTAAATATCTTCAAAGTATAGTTGATGGATATACCATTGATAAATGGAAAATAAAAGCCGAATATTCAACAAATGATAATGATAGTAGGGTAATAGTCGTGCAAGAGCAAAGTGGGCAAAAACAGGTGTTTTATGGCGATATATTGCCTATGTATAATTATTATATGGTTGACATATATGGACTTACAATTAAAGAGTGTAAAGAATTGTCTTTATTAATAGGTAATCTAATAGGAAAATCAGAAAGAATAGAAGTTGAAAATAAAGAAACTAATAAATTGGAAAGGTGGCAAATTATTTTTACTCAATATGTTAATCCACAAGCAATAGAGTATATGGATATCAGAAGAGTTGGATATAATTCTACTCTACAATGTATTATAAGTAAGATTTATGAAAAAGATTTATAGAAAGGAAGTGTAAATATGAATGAATTTTATGTAAATAATAGAGAAGTCATCAAAAATTTAGGTTTAAATACTGGTACCAGTTCAGCGCCAGAATTTACTCCTATGTGTACGACTACCGAAGTTGGCTTGACAACTGATTTAGAGCAACAAGACTGGTATGTATTCTGTGATGCTATTCAAAGAAGTATAATCACTGGTGCTTCTATCTCTATTGACACTACTGTTAAAATTGATATGAATAATGCTTCAATAGTTAAGATATTAGGCGATATTCATACATTAATCAAAGATGGTACTGTCGCTCAATTTAATAATCAATTAGTACAATTTGAATTATTAACAGGAGTTCAAGAAGGAGCATTAACTTATACTAAGTATAAGGTACCTTGTACTTTGAATTTTAGTAATTTAGGTGGTCCAGCCGAAGATAGTGGCGAGTTTGCATTGACTATTGTTGTAACTGGTAAAGGAGAAGTTGTAACAGGATAAACCTATGAGGGTTGGGTTAAAAGCCCAGCCCTTTATTTTGTTATAAGGAGGTGGAATAAATGAATGGAGGAGAAGTCATCTTCAAGTTTAAAGGAGATGATAAGGACCTAGAAAAAAAGACTAATGGTGTATCTGGTAAATTGAAAGCAAGTACAATCGCTATTGGCAATTTGATGTCTAGTGCAATAGAAAAGGTTGGTAGTTCCTTATTAGGTCTTGGTAAAGATGCATTGCAAGGTGTTGCTGATTTAGAGCAAAATATCGGCGGTGTTGAAACTTTATTTAAAGATAGTGCTGATGCAGTCATAGAGAATTCTAAAAAAGCTTATACAACAGCAGGAATAGACGCCAATAAATATATGGAACAAATAACATCATTTAGTGCTAGTTTATTGCAAAGTCTAGGTGGAGATACTGCAGAGGCAGTCAAAGTCGGAGATATGGCTATTCAAGATATGGCGGATTAACAAAATAGTCCGAGTTAAACGCATTGAACCTTATCAAGGGTGTGTAGTGTAAACTATGCTAACGGTGAAACTCCTAACGTGAAGTCGAGGACAATACCGTGGTAAGCCTATGAAAATAGGAAACTGTAACGACTATTCCGAAAGGAAGTAGAATTATTATTGATACATAATTCGAAGTGGTGCGATTGACACAAATACAAATTTATGGTATAATACTACCAAATAAAAGGAGGATTATACTGATGTGGAAAGATATAAAAGGATATGAAGAAATATATAAAATTTCTGATACAGGAGAAATATGGAGCAAGGATAGATGGTGCATTGATAAAAAAGGACGCAAAAGATTTAGAAAAGGAATGAAATTAAGCCCAGATATCGCTTCAAATGGTTATTATAGAATTACTTTTTCTAAAAATGGCAAAAAGGTACAAAAATATTTGCATAGATTAATTGCTGAATATTTTATACCAAATCCAAATAATTATCCACAAGTAAATCATATAGATGGAAATAAGTTAAATTGTAACATAAAAAACCTTGAGTGGGTTACAAATCAAGATAATATAATTCATGCTTATAAAAATGGACTTATTAATCATGTTAGAGGAATTAATCATCCGAATTATGGTTTATGTGGTGGGAAAAGCAAAAAAGCAAAAAAAATAATCGCTAAGAATATAATAACTGGCGAAACAAAAATTTATGATGCAATGATAGAAGCAAAAAAAGATGGATTTTTACCATCAGAGATTTCTAGATGTTGCAATCATGGAGGAACACATCATGGATACGTATTTGAGTTAATATGAGATAGTCTACTCCCCTAATAAATATCGGGAAACCGAGGGTATTAAAGGAATTCAAATAAATTTGGTACTGCAATAGAAAGTATTCAATATGCTTATCAAGGCTTTGCTAAACAGAATTATACCATGTTAGATAATTTAAAATTGGGTTAACAAAATAGCTCAATTAAAACCTCGTGAAAACGGTGGAACTCTTACCAAGTAAAGTTGGAGACAATACCGTGCTAAGTTTAAATTATTGACATCTTGTTATATTTATGATAAAATTAAATTAGATATAACGAGGTGGTAAAATGAAATGGAAAATATTAAAAGAAAACGAAAATTATTCTATTAATGAAAAAGGAGAAATAAAAAACAATATTACTAAAAAAATATTAAGCCCATCAATTAATAAAGATAGTGGCTATTATCAAATAGATTTATGGAAAGACAATAAATCAAAAAAGTATACTTTGCATAGATTAGTGGCAAATAATTTCATACCTAATTTAGAAAACAAACCTACAGTAGACCATATCGATGGGAATAGGTTAAATAATAATGTTTCTAATTTAAGATGGGCTACTTATTCGGAACAAAATTCGAGATTTAATACTTTTGGTGTAAGAAGTGAAAAGATAAAAGTAATAAATATAAATGGAGAAGAATTAATATTTAATAGAATAAAAGATGTTGCAGAACATTTCAATTGTAATATTTCTAACATCTCACAAATGTTAAAAAAAGGAACATTTGGAAAAAGAGGAAAAACAAGAAATTATAAATTTATTTATATAAAATAATTTAAAAAAGTGTAACGACTATTCCGAAAGGAAGTACACTCAAGTGAGTGGAAGTGCGAGGCTCTCGTAAGAGATGAAGAGATAGTCTACTCTATATAGAAATATATAGCAGTTCATAAGAGAACGGATAGAGATTAACGACCTCTATTGAATACAAGGTACGGTGGAACAAAAACAGAAATGGAAAGATTACTTGCTGACGCCGAAAAGATATCAGGAGTACATTACGACATTTCTAATTTAAATGATGTATTTAATGCTATTCATGTAATTCAAGGAGAATTAGATGTAACAGGAACGACAGCAAAAGAAGCCTCTACTACTATAAGTGGTTCAATAAATAGTGCTAAGTCAGCATTTAGTAATTTTTTAAGTGGTGCAGGTGGAATTGAAGAAGTAATAAGTACCTTTACTACTGCTGGAACAAATATATCAAATGCTATAATCAAAATGGCACCTCAAATAATAACTGGCTTAACTACTTTATTGAATAATTTAGTACCTATGATAGCACCTTTACTTCAAGCAATTTTACCAGCACTAATACAAGGGACGTCAACATTAATGATGGGGCTAGTTCAAGCGTTGCCTAGTATTATTCAAATATTAATGGGTATGCTACCTACTATTATTCAAGAATTGGCAAATATGTTACCAACTATACTTACTTCATTAATTCAAGGGTTAGTTATGATTATTCAAGAATTGGCTAATCAATTGCCTATATTGATGCCAGTTATCATAGATGCTATATTAGGAACATTGCCTATATTACTTGATAATTTGCCTTTATTTATTATGGCAGGTGGTAAATTGTTAGGTGGTTTAATTGCTGGTATATTAAATTCAATACCTATTTTACTTGCAAGAGTTGGAGAAATAGTAATATCAATAGTTAACTATTTTAAAAAATTGCCTAATATGTTAAAAAGTGTTGGTATTAATTTATTAAAGGGCTTATGGAATGGTATTAAATCTGCTAAAGATTGGCTACTAGATAAGGTTGCTGGTATAGGAAAATCAATAATAAAAAAAGTTAAAGGAATATTTGGTGTACATAGTCCATCAACCGAATTTGCTTGGATAGGTAAAATGAATATGGTTGGTTTAGAAGAAGGTATGGAAGATATGGAAGGACAGGTTAATTCAACAGTTGGAGGAATGTTTGACGATATGTTTAGTTTATCGCCTAGCCTATACGGAAGTTCAAGCACTAATTTAAGTCCACAAGTTAATGTAGTAGTAAATAATAATATGGAACAAGACCCATTAGGACAAATGGTTAATAATATTAAGACATTTAGTGGTGGTTCTAAAAATGACTATAATTATGGAATGGGAGGAGCGTAAAAATGAGTAGATTAAAAATGTTAATAAATGATGAAGAAGTAGTATGTAATAAAGAATTTACTATAACAGAGGAAATGCTTACTACTTCCTCTACCATTCTTAATAATTGCTATCCAAAAAGTTGGGAAAACGACAAAAATTATGTCTCTAGATTTTATTATCCTAAAGATTATTCTAAATGTAAGATATATAAAGATGATGCACTTGTCTTTTGTGGAGTAGTAAAAAATTCTGGTAACATAAGTCTTAACCCTAGATATCCTCATTTTTGTAGTTTACAAATTTTAGATTTCAAAACTTTACTTAGTGAGGGTGAGACTTTAGATTTTGTTATAAATAATAAGACAATAATCGAAGCAATAGAAATGATAATAGATGCTATTAAAGATTATGGCTTTGTGTTAGGAAATGTTAATATATTTGGTGCTAGTGATATAATTGGTGCTTATTCTACTCAAAATAAAAATGCTTACGATGTATTTCAATATTTAGCAGATATAACAGGTTCTAAATGGTTTACAAGACTTGTTAATGAAGATAAGGTTGCTATTGATTTCTACGACCCTACATTAATGACAAGGGGAGAAAATATTGAATATAATGCGACTTGGTTTGAAGAAAATAATATAAATGATATTTCTTTTAATTATGGGAGTAGAGATTATAGAAATAAACAAATAATGCAATCAGATGAAGTGTATGGTAGTATAGATTATAATGAAACATTAATAGCAAATGGATATAATGTTAATTTCTTAACATCATCCAATATAGGTAATATAAGAAGTATAAGTGTTAATGGTGTTTTAAAAACATTTACTATTAAAGCAAATAAGGAAATAGGAATAGATGCTGATTTCTATTATACTCCAGGAAAAAATCAAATAGAAAGTGAAGAAAATTATTCTGCAGGAACTCAAATACAAATAAAGTATCAACCACTTGTAAAAGGCAGACAAATAGTGTATAATAATGATGAAGTAAATAGAGTAGCAAATCAAACAGGAAGAAGGGGAGTTATAGCAAGATATGAGAATAGAAATGATGTTCTTTCAAGTATAGAACTTGATAAGGTAGGGCAATCATATATTAAATATAAAGGTAGTGCAGAAATTAATTTAAAAATAGTAACTGATGATAAAGATATTTATAATATAGGGCAAATAGTACACTTTGAAGCCCCTATCGATGATTTAATACAAGATTATATGGTAAAAAGAAAAGAAATAAAAGTGATAAATACAACAGACCAGGAAAAGATATTCTATACTTATGAATTATCAAGCTCATTCAATAGTGAAAGAGCGATTAATTGGTTTGATAATCAAAGAAATAAATCAGCAGGAAATATAAGTGAAGGAGAAGCAATTGATAGAAATATAGATATAGAAGATACGGCTAATATAATCTTTTATGGATTAGAAATAAACGAAATTCAAGTAGAAGGAAATAATACATTAAATAGTGTATTAAATAGTCCATTTATTAATTAGAGGAGGTATTATGACAGAAGAATTCAAAAAAAGAATACTTGATTATTTATGTGGTAAGTTAGAAATTGGAGTAGGAGATAATACCCCTCAATATAGCAATGTATTTTCGAGTATAAATAATTTATATAATGAATTAGCAAATGAAGTTGGAGAAGACTCAATAGGTGGTAAATATATACCATTCAATGATACGGTTCAAGCAAATAATGGATTAATCATTATGTGGGGTTCATCAACTAATTCAAAATATAATAATACTTATGGCTGGATAGCAATATTAGATAATAAATTAAATTTATTACAATTAATCACTAAATATGATAGTGGAGTTGTTATTGGAAAATTAGAAGCACTTAATGTTGATGAAAACGGTCAATTTTATGGTATAGAAACAGCCTATGGCACTACAAGAAAAAGATTTATAATGCTAAATAATATTGCGTTAAAATTAACTGAATTAGATGATTATAAATTAAGAATAAGAAGGGCATATGATATACCAGATGAAAATAATTGCTCATTTTCATTAATTAAAAAAATAATAGGTCAATCAGTTTATATTTTAGCAGGAAAAAATATAGCAAATTCAGTAAATAATGTGATGATAGTTGAGTTAAAAATTAATATTGGAGTAGAAAATGAATGGATTAATTATGTATCTACAATATCAGGAACTACATTTAGTTTACAAGATATTTATTGTACTAGAGAAAATAATATATTAAATTTCTTGCTTGTAACATCATTTATTTATGGAAATGTATTATTTAGAAAAGGCAACACTGATACTATTAGTAAGGTATCTACAACATTTGGAGAAGAGAGTTCAATAATTCAAAGTAGTAGTAAGATATGCAACTATGATAAGATTATGACTGGAATAGTATATGATGATACAAATAGATACTATCAAATTTATCAAATAAATTTAAATTATGATGAAACAAATAATACATTGAGTGTTTTAAGCAAAAATATTTTGCGTGGATTAGTAGGAATAGCAGAAAATGTAATAGACCCATCATCAGTAAATATTTATTCGCTTGATAATGAATTATATTATTATTTAATTAAATTGACAGATGCTACTAATTCAACATATGATTTAGAAATTGGAAGAATAGTATATAACGATGAGATAAGTGAGATATCAGATATTTATCCAAAATTAATAGTTAATAATCGACAACTGCCTAAAAGGTCAGTATTTACCTTTTTAAGTATATCAAAAGAATTTAATCTTTACAATTTTTATATCCAAACTCAAAATGATATATATAAGGTATGGCAAATATATAATAAAAATAATTATAATGGGTTAGAATATTTAAATGTAAATAGTATGATACCAAATTCAGGAATTATATATGATACCGATAGCAAACCAATTTTTGCTAGAAATTTATATAATAAGGTTATAGCAGGTGGTACAACGCAAAGCACAATTGAAATTCCTAATTATTTATTAAATGATAAAATAATTGGACTTTCCCAATTGATTAGTCAAACTAATTCTATATTAATGAGCAAGACATTGGGAATAACTAAAAATATTTATGAAACTTTGTATATCAACTTCTTATCAACTATCAATATTAAAAATGAAAATGACCCTAATAATGTAATTACAAATACAATAGGGGCATCCAAATTAAATACTAGCATATCTGATAAAGGAAATTATAGTGTTGCAAAAGGAACAGCATTAGGCATATATTACGAAGATAACATAATTGATTTTAGGCAATTTAATGATAGCGAAATTATCCAAGTAAGTAGTGGATATAAATATGATTTTAATATATATGTATCGAAGAAAATAAAAGAAATAAGAATTCTATCAAATGATGAAGCACCTGTTTCATATCAAAATATTACAGGGAATTTTGAAATTGGTAAATTTTATAAAATAAAACAATATGTTAAAATAATTTAAAGGAGGTAGATAAAATGGAAAAAATAGATAATAAGTTAATGAGAGGAAGAGATAATTTATGATAACGTATGAAGATAAAGTAGCATTAAATGAGAATGCAGACATTCTTGATATAAATAAGGTAACTGCTGACGATATGAATGAAATAAAAAATGTAGTAAATAGCATAGTAGAAAACAATATATTTAAAAATTTACTTAATGTTGGAAATGCAAAAATAACCGCTAATACTGGGTTGAATTTTAACAAAACAAATAATCAAATTTTAATAAATGGAAGTTCAACTGAGTCAACAAATATATTATTAGATAGTCCAAATGCAAATAAAGATGAAGATGGTATAATTTTAAAAGCAGGAACATATACAGCAACAATAAAAAAAGAAAGTGGTTTATTAGCGAATGATCCTATTACATTTTATTTAAGGAAGAGCGATGGAACAAACATATATGATGGTACTATTGTTTTTACACAAATCATTGAAGCTGGTGTTTCCGATGGGACTGTTTATTCTAGCACTTTTACATTAGAAGAAGAAACAAGACTACATTGGATAGGATACTTTAGTAGTGATTTAAGAACATTTAATAATTTGGTATTACAATTTCAAATAGAAGAAAGTCCAACTCCAACATCTTATATGCCTTGGGCTGGTTATATAGTAGAAAGCGGTAGTAATGATAATGGCAGATGGATTAAGTATTCAGATGGAAGTATGATTTGTTATGGTAGCAAGGATGTAACTTTAGATTGTTCACAAGCATGGGGAAATTTATTTATTGGAAGATATGAAGGTTATATAAGTTTTCCTCAAGAATTTATTGATATACCATTATTACAAATTCATACACGTTCAACTACTAATGTAAGTAGCTGGTTAATTAGTTATGATAAAACCACTGTTTCAAAGAGTAATTTTTATGAAGTTGATATAGCGAGAGCAACATCTAATAACAGTGTACCAATAGTGATTATTTTTATAGCAATAGGAAAATGGAAATAAAAATAAAATAAAAAGGAGGAAAATATGAACGACACTATAATAGTAGCACTTATATCATTTCTAGGCACTTGTATAGGCTCATTTGCAGGAATGAATTTAATTAAATATAGAATTACTCAATTAGAAAAAAAAGTTGAAAAGCATAATTCAGTTGTTGAAAGAACGTTTAGAATAGAAGATGACATAAAGTACATAAAAGAAGATATTAAGGAATTGAAAGCGAGGTGATTATATGAAAAAAGCACTAGTAGATGTTAAGTCCTTTGTAACGGTGTTAATGACACTGGCATTTGTTATATTAACATTTTTAAAAATTGTAACAGGAGAACAATTTTATAGTTTATTTCAAATTATAATTGCATTTTATTTTGGTACACAATATCAAAAAGGAATTGATAAGAAAGGAAACGATAATAATGAAATGTAGAGTATTAGAAAGTAGAATTTGTGAAGTAACCCAGGAATATAAAGGTTTACAACACGGTGGAATTGATATAGTTAATCAAAACTATACACTTGGAAATATTGTAGCGCATACAGAAGGAGAAGTTGTTGAGGTAAGAAATAATTGTACTGGCTTTGAACCTAATGGAAGTTATGGTAACTATGTAAAAATTAAGCATGATAACGGATACTATACTTTATATGCACATATGACATACAATACTATAAAAGTATCTAAAGGTCAAAGAATATCTAAAGGTCAATTGCTTGGATATATGGGAGCAACAGGTACTGCTTATGGAGGACATCTTCACTTTGAAGTAAGAAATACAAGTGATGCTAGAATAAATCCTACATCATATTTAGATGCAGATTTACCAAGTGTAGAAAAAAATTATACTGGTATTATCACATATCAAGCGTATATTAATAAATGGTTGCCTGAGGTAAATAAATGCGACCATACAAACGATGGCTATGCAGGACTAAATAATGAAGTAATAAGTGGATTTAGATGTAAACCTCAATTTGGTGAATTAATTTACAAAGCACATATTAAAAATGCACAATGGTTAGATGAAGTTAATTCAAAAGATTATTCAAAAAATGATGGTTCAAGTTATGCTGGGTTATATGGAAATCCAATTGATATGATTAAAATTAAATCAACTCAAGGTTGGGTTAAATATAGAGTTAAGACTATTGAAGATGGTTGGTTAGAATGGGTTGAAAGTAAGAATTATAATAATTCTGATGTTAATTCTTATGCAGGAATACCTGGACATACAATAATTGGAATTCAAATGTATTAATGAATAAAGATGTTAAATTAATGTTAAAAATTTATAAAACAAAAGATATTGACTGGATGGGATATAAAATAACAAGAAATTGCCCTCTAACTAGGCATCATATCTTTAAAAAAGTATATGGAGGAGCAAATGATATAAGCAATTATGCGTTATTAATTCAAAAATCACACGAATATTTACATATGTTAGAAAAAACAGACCATAATATTTATTTAGAATTAAATAAGTTATTTTTAGAATTAAATAGAAGTTTGCAACCTCCGACAGAAGAATATTATGTTAAAATAAAAAAATTACTTAAAAAATAAGGAAAAAATCCTTGTTTTTTATTTTTTTATCAAAATTATGAAAAAAATGTAAAAAGTAGTTGACATTATGTAATACTTATGTTATACTTAAAATGTAATAAAAAAGGAGATGAATAAGATGAAAAAATTAATAATACCAAAAAAATATGCAGAAAATGAAGAAATAAAAAAAGAATTAAAAATAATAATTGGAGATGCTTATGCAGAAGTAGATTTCACAAATGTATCATTATGCAATATCGGTAGATTTAAAAAAATAATTCATACAATTGTGGATTACAAATTTCCAAATATTAATAATGAAAAATTGCATGATGAAATAAGTGGAAATAATTTTACAAAAGTTATTATGCTGGGCTTAGTTGATTTAAAAGAAGAATAATAAAGGAGAAATAAAAATGAAAAAGAAAAAAAGAAAAATTGAGGGTTGGGTATGGTTAGTAACAGGATTTGTATTAGGAATATTATATAGTAATTTATTCTTGTATTCAGACTTAATTAAAGGGGCAGAATTGGAAGATAAAGAAAAATTGGTACAAGTTATCAAAGAAGAAGAAAAAATGCCTATAATAGAAGAAAAAGCAGAAATAACAAAGGAATTAGAAGAAACAACTGATATATGTAAATTAGATGAAGTGTCTTGTAAGATAAAAGAGGTTGCAAAATATTATGGAGTAGATTATAATTTAGCAATTGCAATTTCTATTCACGAAACTGGTAGATATACATCAAAAGCATTTAAAGAATTAAATAATGTTGGAGGAAACTTCTCAAAAGGTTCATTAATGGATTTTGACACTTTGGAAGAAGGAATAGACTTCTTTGTAGGAAATTTAAAAAGAAATTATATTGATATGGGATTAACATCTATTGAAGAAATAGGAAATAAATACTGCCCAGTTGGTGTTAATGATATTGGAGTAAATCAATATTGGATACCAAGAGTTACACAATATTATAATGAATTGAAAGGAGAAATTTAATGAAAAAAGGAATTATATTAATTATATTAGGAATTATATTAATTGGTATATCTATTGTAGGTATAAGTTCTAAAAGCAATGATAATGTTATAGAAATAAAGGTAATTAATGAAGTAGAACCTCAATGGATTTAAAAAAAATTAAAAAAATCACTTTTTTTATTGACAAGATGTATAACTTATGTTATACTTAATATATAAAATAAAGGAGGAAAGAAAATGAAACTTGAAGATGTGAAAAAAATTATGTGTATATTAGGAGGGTTAGTTCTATTAATAATAACTTGCATAATAATTATGTGTGAAATGGATAAGAAAGAAATGGAAAAAGCCTATTCAGAAGGGAGGTTTGAAAAATGCTACACAAAAGATGGAGATACTTATTACAAATAAAAGACAATTTAAAAAAAATAAAAAAAGATATTATAAATCTAAATTGGAAAACCAGATATAATAATCTCAACAAAAAGTATCAAAAAGCATTAAGTGAAATTGAAACGCTTAGTAACTCTGATAATGGTAATTTAATGAAATATGCGACAAAATTAAAGCATCAAAGAGATATGTTAAGATTGGAAGCAGTAGAAAGAGAACAAGAAATCGATAAATTAAGAAAAACATTAAAAAAACAAGCACTCAATTAGACTTAATTTAAGGTATTAAATTTTAATGAAAAATATTTGTGGTATAATTTATCAAAGTAAACGAAAAAGTCCGAAAATAACAAAATCTAGTAGGGAATATGGGGTATTTGGTTTAAATTCTAATTAAAAAAGGAGAAAATATGGATAGATTAGATTTTAAATTAAATTATTATTTTAATAAATTAAAAGATTTGCCATTTCAATCAAGAAATGAATTTAAAGGAAATTTTATAAGGAAATATGGAAAGTTTGAATTATTAAATGAATTAATGTTAAAGATAGAAAACTATCAGATAGAAAAATATGAACAGATAATTTGCTTATTTATTCCCAGCAGAACTAAAATTGAAAAAGAAAAAATAAGAAGAGCAGAATATCAGCGAAAATATAATAGAAAAATGAGAAAGAGAGGTGATTAAATATGAAAGGATATTTGAATTTGTTAGATATTTATATTGATATTAGAGATACAAGTACACAAGATATACCCGAATTAAAAAATAAAGATATGGTATCAATTGACGAACTTTTGAATTTGCTAGATTATTATAAAATGGAATATGATAGTAAATGTTTAGAATTTGAAGAATTTAAAGAAATGTTGGAGAGTGAAAAAGATGAAGAAATTTATTAAAGAAATAGAAGAAATGATGAATGAAGATAAATATATAACTAATATAATTACTATAATAGTATTAACTGCTATAATGGGATTTATTATGATAATATGTTTAATCTTTAATTAGGAGGTAGAAAAAATGAGAAAAAAAACAAAGACTAGAATGATAGCATTAAGGCTTACTGAATGGGAGTATCAAGAATTACAAAATATTTTAAAAATAACAAAACAAAGTCAAAGCACATTTATAACAAATGCTATGCTTGAAAAGATACAAAGAATAGGAGGCAAATAATGGAAGAAAAATTATTTTTATTTAATCCTTTTAATATAAAAAATATAAATGAAAAAGAACTTGCTAGTATGTATCAAGAAGTATTTAAAAAAATTATAGATGAACCTAATTCAATGTATCAATATGCACAAAATGTAGAAGTATATTCTAACCTTAATTACATAATAGGAGAGGTAATAGCAAGGCTTACTAAAGATATAATAGAATTAAAAACACAAATAGAAATAGATAGAGCAGTAAGAACAACCGAAGAAAGAAAGAATTGGAATATTGAAAGAGATGGTAAACCACCTGCTATGGCTTATTTTGAGGCTCTAGGAACTCGTTTCTGCAAAGATAGTATAAATAGACTAGCAGATAAAGAATGCTCGTTAAAAAGGTTTAAAAATGCTTATACAAGTACCGAAAATAAAATTAATGCTTTAAAAAAGAAAATGGAAAGTATAAAGTTTGAAGAATTTAATAATTGATATTGATTTATTTAAAAAAATAATATATAATTAATATAGGCATGGAGAAGAAAAGATTTGATGATGGGTAGGTACTTCATGCCTAAATAAACCTACTTGTCATCAAGTCTTTTTTTCATAGCCTAGAAAGAGGTAAAATATGAGTAAAATAAACAATGAAAATTATATCTTAATTCAAGGTTGGATGGTTAATGAATTAAATTTAAAAGGAAATGAATTATTAATATATGCTATAATTTATGGATTTAGTCAAACTGAAAATCAATTATATAGTGGTTCACTTCAATATTTGGCTGATTGGACTAATTCTTCTAAACAAGGAGTAATATTAAATCTTAAATCTTTAATTAGCAAAGGTCTTATAGTTAAGAATGAAAGGCTAATTAATGGTGTTAAGTTTTGTGAATACTATTCAACTAAGTTGAATGGGGTATTAAAGAAAGTTGAATGGGGTATTAAAGAAAGTTTAATAGGGGGTATTAAAGAAAGTTTAATTAATAATATAGATATAAATAATATAAATAATAATATAGATAATAATATAAAAGAAAATATAAAAGAAATAGAAGTTTCTCATTCTGCTAAAGCAGAACAATGCGATATTCCTTATGAAGACATTATTAATTATTTGAATTTTAAAGCAGGAACTAATTATAGATGCAACACTAATAAAACAAGAAATTTGATTAAAGCAAGATTTAATGAAGGATACACTGCAAAAGAATTTAAGATAGTAATTGATAAGAAATGTTTAGAATGGTTAAATAATAAAGATATGAATAAGTATTTAAGACCAGAAACCTTATTTGGAACTAAATTTGAGGGATATTTAAATCAAAAGATTACAATAACTACCAAAGATTTAGCACCAATGATGAATTTTGATAAATTTAGATAAGGAGGAGATAATATGGAAGAATTTATTAAAAATATGACTTATTTAGGATTAGCATACGATAAACAATATACGCAAGAAGAAATAAAATTATATTATGATTTCTTAAAAGATTTTAACGATGATATAATCGTTAAAGCAATAAAAGAAATAATAAAGACTTCAAAATTTATTCCTAAGATAACTGAATTAGTTGAAAGATGTGAAAGTATCAGAGAAGAAATTAGATTTGAAGTATTAGAATATATGAATAATGTTGGATACTTCAAAGATACAAGAGAATATCAAAAAGCAAGTCTGTTTTTAGAAAGAAATATTATTCCTTATTGGTTACAAAAAGATATAGATATTTATTATAAGCAAATGGTAAATAATAGATTATCAAATAGCGGTCAAATACTTATAGGACAAAAAAATAAACAAAATTGTAAATTATAGTTGACAATTTATAAAATATATTATATAATTAATATGTAAATGAAAGGAGGGATATAATGATAAATCAAATGATTTTAGTAGGTCGCCTAGTGGATAATCCTTTATTAGAAGAAACTGAAAATGGAAAAAATACAGCAACAATAATGTTAGCAGTACCAAGAGCATTTAAAAATGATAATGGCGAGTATAAAACTGATTTTATACCTGTTAGTCTAGTAGGGCAAGTAGCCAGTTCAGTAAATGAATATTGTAAAAAAGGCAATTTAGTTGGAATTAGAGGAAGAGTAGCAAGACTATCAAATACTAGCGAAATTCAAATAATCGCTGAAAAGGCAACTTTTTTAAGTAACAAGTAAAGATTAAAAGAATAGGAGATTAAAAAAATGAAAGAAGAAGAAATAAAAAAGATGAATATCTATGAAAAGATGTCATTAATAACCGAAGAAATCGGAGTTATAGAAAAAGGATTGACCGTAGAAATAAATAAAACAAGAAGTTATAAAGCAGTATCAGAAAGAGATGTATTAGATGGAGTAAAACCTATAGAAAAGAAGTATAGAGTTTATAGTTATCCAGCAAAAAGAGAAGTAATTGATAGAGATACTTTAGTTAAAGAAAGCGAATATAATGGAGGTATAACTAAAACTAATACATTATTTATGAGAATAGAAACTACTTATAGATTTGTTAATATAGATAATCCTAGTGAATTTATCGAAACAATAGTTTATGGAGATGGGTTAGATACGGGCGATAAAGCACCAGGAAAAGCAATGACATATGCAGATAAATACGCACTTATGAAGGCATATAAGTTAAGCACTGGAGATGACCCAGACAAAGAAGTAAGTCCAGAAAATGGATATAAAAAAGCCACTAATCAAGTGGGCAATGCAAAAATAAGCCCTAAACAAATGGAACTTATACAAAAATATTATCAAGGAGAAAATTTAACAAAATTATTAGAAGTTAATACTCTTGATAAGTTAGAAGATATGTCTATTAATAAAGCAAGTGAAATATTAAGTAAATTATTTGCGAAAAAGGAGGATAAGTAATGAATAATCTAATAGTAAAAAAAGAAGATAATTATCAATTAACAGATACAATTATATCAGCGTTAAGATTAATTGATGAAGAAGAAAAAGAATTAAAAGAGAAAAAAGAAAAGATAAGAGAAATCTTATTAAAAGAAATGGAAGATAAAAACATCTTAAAATTAGAAAGTGAGAATGTTAGTATTACTTACAAAGCACCAACAGAAAGAGAAACATTTAGAACAAAAGATTTTAAAAAAGATTTACCTGATTTATATGATAATTATGTAGAATTTACACCAGTTAAAAGTTCATTATTAATCAAGATTAAATAATGCAAACTTGGACTATAGGTGATTATGTTATAGAATATTGGGAAGACAGCCATCTTTATGTATGCAATGGAATTATTCTTCCCTCTATAACAACAATATTAAAAAAGAAATTTGGAAATAAGTATCAAGGAGTAGATGAAAGAATACTTGAAATAGCAAGTCAAAAAGGTACTGAAATGCACCAAGCAATTCAAGATTATGAAGAAGATGGTATAAATGACCTCAATAACAGAGAACTTCAAAATTATATATTCTTAAAGAAACATTATAAATGGCAAGTAACAGCCTCAGAAATACCAGTAATCTTGTTTCTAGATGATGTTCCAGTAGCAATAGGTAGATTAGACCAGATAATAGAAATAAATGGTGAAAGAGGAGTAAATGACTTTAAAAGAACAGCCACATTCGATAAAGAATATTTGGCATATCAGACTAACCTTTACAAGATAGCCTATGAGCAAAGTTATCATATACCATTATCATTTGTAAGTGGTACGCATTTAAGAGAAGAAAAAAGAAAGTTTTATAAATTGCCAGTAAATGAAGAAATGGCAATGAAATTAGTAAAAGAATATTTGGAGGAAAAAGATGGATAGGAATAGGTATTTATTAGAAATAATAATTATAATCATAGTATTAGTTATAGCAATATTTGTAAGGAATATCCAAAAAAATAATTGTATAGAAAAGGGTGGCTCAGTAATAACAAATTCAATCGGCATCTATGAAAAATGTATATATGAAGGAAAATAATGGAAGAATTAATTATATTAAGTATATTTACTATGGCAGTTTTAGTGTATGACTTAATTAAAACAAAAAAAGAAAATAAAATTCTTTATAATAATTATCAAACAGCATTGAAAATATTATCAGAATATGACCCTAAATTAAAAGAATATTTGGAGGTTAAAAATGACTAAATATTATTTAGAATTAAGAAGTGTCAATGAAAATAATGTTATTGAGAGAATGTATTTTGATAGTTATGAAGAGTTATTGAATTATTTAACAAGAAAAGGTAATGATATATTTAATTGGGGATTTGATAGAAAATCGATATTAATTGAAGAAATAGAAAAAGGGGAATAAAAATGACACAAAATGAAATGATAATTAAATATCTAAATGAACATGGAAGCATAACTACTTATGAAAGTTATTCAAAGTTATTTATAACTAGGTTGAGTGCCAGAATTTATGAGATAAAACATAAGTATGGAATAGAATTTGATGAAGAATGGGTAACAAAAAAGAATATTTATGGTAAACCTTGCAGTTTTAAAAAGTATATTCTAAAGAGAAAGGAAGAAGAAGATGTATAGATTTAAAAAAGAATTATTTACTAATATCAAAATTAATCAATCAAAAATGGCAAAAGAAATAGGATTGTCTTTTCAATATATCAATGGTGTTATAAATAATAGATTTAATTGTAGAAAATTAGTAGCCTATGCGATGACAAAATTGATTAATAGTAATGCTGAAATAAATGACTATTTTGAGAGGGTATAATGAGTATTAGAAGTCAATGGTGTGAGTTTGACAAAGAAACAAGAAAATATATAAAAAAAAGAGATAATAATAGATGTATCTTTTGTGGAAATAATGGGGCTTTGCAAATAGCACATATATTCTTATCTAGGGCTCATGGTGGAAAAGGTTGTAAAGAAAATGGAGTTATGTTATGTATCAAATGCCATCCAGCATTAGATAATGGCAAAGATACACTATTAAGAGACCGAATAAATCAATTCTGTAGGGCATATTTAATTGAAAAGGAAAATATAGTAGATTTATCTAGTTTGATGAAAACACTCAAATATGATAAAAAAAACAGCCTTAGAGAGAGGATTATAATATCAGAAGAAAAAAAAGAAGTAAAAAGCAGATGTAAAAATTGCAGATTATTAGAAAAAAGGCAAGTAAAAGGTAATTCTATATCGGCATATTATTGTAGATATAGAAAAATAAAAATAACAAAGAATACGGAGGCTTGTAAATATTTTAGGAAGATAATATCATAAATAAAGAAGGAATGAATATGAATTTAGAAATAGAAAGTTATGAATGGGAAGAAATACATAAAATATTAGGTAAGATAAATAATCAAATAGAGGCATTTAGGAAAATGTACCATAAAAAACCAACATTTATAATTATATCTAAAAAACTAGAATGTATATTAAAAAATCAAATGGGATTAATGTGTCAAAATGAAATGATAATATTGAATGGCGAAGAATTGCGTTTAAACAGAATATTTGGTTTTAGTTGTTTTAGTAGTCCATCATTAAATAATTTAGATTTTGAAATAAGATAAAGGAGAAATAAGAATAATGGATAAAGAATTAGCATTAAGAACATTTGCTTATTTGATTAGAAATTATAAAACACATAATGAAACAATAATAAATGAGCAAGAAATTGAAGCAATAGAGTTTATGTTAAAAAATAATGAAGATTTAGAACAACAATGTAAAAAGCAAAAAGAAGTAATAGATAAAGCAATGAGTATTTTAAAAGATAATTTTGTTTATGACTATGTAAGAAGTTGTGATACAACAGACGGAGTTGGATATGATGAAATAGACACAGAACATTTTACTTATAGAGTATATAAAATATTAAAAGAGGTGTCAGAATGAATATAGAAGAATTAGCATTTAAAGATAGAAAAGACCTAGCACAATTAAATGAAAATGATTTATTAGATATAATAGAATTTTTACAATCGGACAGAAAACAATGGATTAATCAATTTAGTAAAACGTATAATGAAAGTATTGATATTCAAAAAGAAAACGAACAGCTAAAGGATAATTGGAATAAATTAAGAGAATGCCTTAAAGATATTATGAATAATTCTGAAGCTGATGATAAGGATTTTGTAAAAACAATTTTAGATATAATCCAAGAAATAGAAAAAGGAAGCGATAGTAATGATATTAGTTAATTTAATTGATATTATTATTATATCTATAATTCTATTAATTGTAGCAACATCTATTATAAAAATAATTATTGAAGAAATAAAAAAAATAGGTAAAAAAAATTGTTATGAATGTAAAAATTATCAATTATATGATGTTTGTAGTTGTGGAGATGGTTGTAGATATCAATGTATAAAAAATAATAGAATTGATAGTGTTGTAAGTATAAATTGCAATGAACATTATGAAAAATGTAAAGGAAGTGATAATAATGTTAAAGATTAAAGATATAGATACTTTTACATTAAGTATTCAAAATGGTTTCTTTTATTGGAAAGTAAAATTAAAAGATAATCTTGTATATCAAATATTATATAGAATTGAAAAGCATGTAACACCAGCAGGAAATAAAAGCAAAAGAAAAATATATTTTATTAAAAAAGATGGTGAAGAATTAATATTTGATGATGAAGTTAAAAAAATGTTTAGTGCATTTAAAAGACCATATATTATAAGTGGCATTTAGAAAGGAAGTGATAGCAATGATTAAATTTTATTTAAGTACAGTATTAATATATTTCGTTATTTATATTGTAAGTGGAATATTAACAAGAAAACAATTTATAAAAGCTAGAGATAAACTAAAAAAGGCAACAAATGACAATTCTAAAATTTATGGATGTGCAAGAACAACTATAGACTATCTATTATTATCCTTTGTACCTGTAATTAGATTATTTGTATTAATAGTGAAATATTATTTTATAGCCGATACAGATGAATTTATTAAGAAAATAAAAGAAAAATAGGAGAAAAATAGGAGACAAATAATGATAAAGGTAACATTTGAAAAAGATTATAGCAAAAATTTTAATATCAAATTTTATGGATTAGTAAAAGTTAATATTGTTTATGAGAATGGAAAAGTAGTATCAATCAAAGAAAAAAAGAAAGCAAAAGAATTGCTTGAAGAAATAACAAAGTTTAAAGAATTTTATGGCATAAAAACTGATGATGTCATAACTATAATTGATATGTATTTTGCTAATTATTTTCATATAGAATACATTGGCAAACCATTGTTTTAGGAGGTGATAAGAATGAAAATAACAATATATGAATTATTAGGATTAATTAAAGATGGTAAGGCACCTAAAAAGATAAAATATGAGTATTCAATATATGAATTAATGCCTGAAAGAAATGTTTATTATTGTAAAAATGAGATGAGATGGTTCACAAATGAAATAAATTCTTTAGGAGTATTGAATAATGAAGTAGAAATAATCGAAGGGCCAAAGAAGATAGAAAAATGTAAAAATTATGAAGGATTAACCTTCGAAGAAAAGGTATTATTGAAGATAAATTATTATTTAAGTTTACCAGTGAGTGAAATAGTAAAGAGTGCCTTACTTAATTTGAAATGGGTATTAGAGATATATCAAGAAGAAAAAGTGAAAGGAAGAAGTAGATAATGAGCCAAAATTTTGGAAGAAAAATATTAAGAGAAAAAGAAAAAGATAAATTAAAAGAAATACATAATACATACAATAGAAAGCCAAAAAAAATATGCCCTAAATGTTATAAAAAAAGTTTGTTTATGACTAATAGCAAAAATGAAGTATATTGTATAAGATGCAATAAATTAGTTGCAATAAAGAAATAATTATGTTATAATAGTTGTGGAAAAGTAGGAGAACAAGCAAAAACTAAAAATATTATTTTCTTATAGACATTATTCAATCCTTTTAAAGATATAAAATGTTTGTTCTCCAATAAAATATTCTTTTATGAAATTATGGGTTTGCCTTTAGTGAGTTTGATAATTTCTAACTTTTTTAGAATTGGAGGATAAAATGAAATATGAATTTATTAAAATTGATTTAGATACTTATAAATTAGTTTATACTAACAAAGAAAAAAAAGAAGTATCTATTGAATTCAAAAGAACAATTGAAATGGCTGAAAAATTGCAAGGAATAGTAGCAACGGCAAGAATTAATATGTATAAAGAATTAACAAAACAAGGAATAACAAAAAATGACCTTATAATCAAAAAAGATGATGGAAAAGGTCATATAACTTATGATGAAACTAATTATCAAGAATATGAAAAGTTTTATATTCAATTAGAAGAAGCTATTATAATAAACGAAATAATAGAAAAATTATTCGGTAAGAACATAAAAGAATTGTTTAAGGATATGGGTATTGATAACATACCAGAAGCAGAACAGCCTATGCAACTACAATTATTTAGTTCTAAATTAGGACAGATTATTAACAAAGGACTAGATGATACTCCCAGTGAGGGAAATAAAGAATAATTATAGCAAAAAAACAAGTAACAAAACAATATTTTGCTTTGCTTATCAAGAGGACTTAGACCAAGCATACGCCTTTTATTGTAGCAGATATGAAAACATCTCATATAAAGAATTTATGCGATTAGGTTTGTTTGAATTTAAAAAGAAATTAGGAAGTGTACCTAAGACCGAACCTTTGTATGATATTATAAAATCAAGAACAATAAACATAGCAAGTATAAAAGATAAAGAAGAGCGAAAATATTGGAGAGAATTAAGAAGAATTAATCAGATACCTCAAATATTTATACCTACAAAAGAAGTATTTGATAATTTAAAAGGAAGATTAAAAGAAACAAGTCAATTAGGAGGAAAATAATGAAAAAAATAATGATAAGCCAACCTATGAGAGGAAAAACAAATGAACTAATAAAAGAAGAAAGAAAAGTATTAGTACAAGAATTGGAAAATAATGGTTATGAAGTATTAGATACTATATTTGATGAAGCACCAAAAGATACTGATGAAGCAATATGGTTTTTATCAAAGAGTATTGAATACTTAGCACAAGCAGATATAATCTTTTTTATGAAAGGTTGGGAAAAAGCAAGAGGATGCAAAATAGAACACGAAATTGCTGTTGAATATGACAAAGAAATAATTTACGAAAACTAGGAGGAAAATAAGAATGGAAAGAGATTTAATAAAATTTAATAAAAATATAACAAAATTAACAAAAGAAATAGCAAAATACGAAGATGAAAAAGGTAATTATATACTAATACCAACAGGTCAACTACTATGTAATGTTGAATATATGGAACTAGATGAAATAAGTTATAAGAAAGCATTATTTGAAATGATAATTGATAAAGATGTTGAATATAATAAAATTACAATCACTAAACCTGTAGATAAATATACTAAAACTAAAAATGGAAAAGATAAAGGTATTATCATAGATGCCGAAGTAGAAGTAAGCCAAGTATGGATAGTAAAAAATGGTTTAGGTTTAACAAAAGCATATAATAACAAAGAAAAAGCAATTGAATATGTTGAAGGCTTAAATGAAGAGACACTAAAAATAGCGGAGTTAAAATAATGTTTAAATATTATGAAGAAAATAAAAGATTAAAAAAAGAAATAGAAGATTTAAGAAAAAACTATGACATAGTAAGTAATCAAAATAATATGGTATTTAAAAAACTTGGTTATTATGAAGATAAACTTGAAAAAGAAGAAAATATATCACAAGAATTAAGATATAAAGTATGTGAGTTATTACACCAAAATACAGATTTGTTAGAAGAAAATGCAAAATTATTAGAAGAAAAACATAACAAATTAGCAAAGAAATTTAATAAGGAGTAATTATGGAAATAATATATAAAAAAATAGATGAGTTAATACCTTATAAAAATAATCCTCGTTTTAATGATGAAGCGGTTGAATATGTTAAAAATTCAATTAAAGAATTTGGATTTAAAGTACCTATTGTAATAGATAAAGATAATGTTATAATAGCAGGACATACAAGAATAAAAGCAAGTAAAGAATTAGGAATAAAAGATATTCCTTGTATAATTGCTGATGACTTAACCGAAGAACAAGTAAAGGCATTTAGACTAGCCGATAATAAAGTTAGTGAAAAGTCTATGTGGGACTATTCAAAATTAGATGAAGAATTAAATAGTATTATCGATATAGATATGAGTATGTTTGATTTTAATTTACCTAATTTAGATGATATTGAAGAAAATGATTTAGAAGAGCCTGAATTAAAAGATAACGATACAAAACTTCATAAATGCCCCGAATGTGGTTGCGAGTTTGAGGACTAACAATGGCTAATTATGGACTTCCATACATGGGGAGCAAAAATACTATTGCTCATAAGATAATAGATTGTTTGCCTAAAGCCGAGAATTTTTATGATTTATTTTGTGGGGGTTGTAGTATAACTCACTGTGCTATGCTATCTAAAAAATGGAAGAATATATATTTTAATGACATAGACGGTGATATGCCTAAATTATTCTTAGATAGTATTAAGGGTAAATATAAAAATGAAAAAAGATGGATAAGTCGAGAAGAATTTAACAAAGAAAAAAATAGCAGTGCATATATCAGGTGTGTTTGGTCTTTTGGAAACAAAGGAACTAATTATCTATACGGAAAAGAGATAGAGCCTTATAAAAAGGCTTACTGGTATGCAGTTATGTATAATGATTATTCATTATTTTATACCTTAGGAATAAACATACCTAAAGTTCGTGCAAAAACATATAAAGAAAAAAGATTAGCGATATCTAGTGAACTAAGAAAATTGAGAAAAAACGGTAGAGACCAGGCACTAGAAAGACTAGAAAGATTACAAGCCTTACAATGTCTTGAGGCACTAGAAAAGATTACAAGCCTTACAATGTCTTGTAAGTCATATGATGAAGTGGATATTAAAGAAAATAGTATCGTATATTGTGATATACCTTATGAAAACACTGCTAAATATGTGAGTGGAAATTTTAATCATCAAAAGTTCTATGACTGGGCTTATAATCAAAAAGAACTTGTAGTAATAAGCAGTTATAATATAAGTGATAAAAGATTTAAAAGAGTAATTAATTTTAAAAAATCGTGTAGTCTAGCCAGTGGTTCAACTGGAAAAACATTAAATGAAGGACTATTCATTGCTGATAATAAAATTAATTTATGGAATGAAATGAGGAATAAAAAATGATAGAAAAGGTAAACCCAAGTCACCCTGATAAAATTGCTGATAGAATAGCAGGAGCAATAGTTGACCTTGCTTACACAAAAGAAACAAATCCTAAAGTAGCAGTTGAGGTACTTATAGGGCATAGAAATTGCAAAATAATAATTGAAAGTTCAGTTAAATTTGATGAGAGAGATATATTTAAAATAGTCGAAAGAATAACTGGAAAAAATAATATATATACTAGTTTAATAATGGAAAGACAAGACGAACATTTGGCAAAAAATCAAAGTAAAGAAATAAGATGTGGAGATAATGGAATATTTAAAGGAGTACCATTAACAAGCAATGAAATATTAATATCAAAAATGGCAAGAGATATTTATAATAAGTTCGCTACTGATGGAAAATACATATTAACTGATGATAAGTTTATAATATGTCAAAGTAATGCTACAACAGAAGAATTAAAACAATTTGCTTTAACAAATAGGGGATGTATTATAAATCCATTAGGTGATTGGGCTGGTGGTACTGATGTAGATAGTGGAGCAACTAATAGAAAGTTAGGCTCTGATATGGCACAAAGTGTCACTGGTGGAGGACTTCACGGGAAAGACTTATCTAAAGCCGATGTATCAGTAAATATATATGCTTTCTTAAAAGCACAAGAAACAGGAAAAGTAGTGGAATTATGCTGTGCTATTGGAGATAATACTGTTGATGGTAAACCTTATGCAGAAATAGTAAAAATAGCAGAAGATTACATAAATAAAATTGGTGGCTTTGAAAAGTTCGCAGAATGGGGATTATTTTAAAATAAAAAGGAAGTGATACTATGGCTAAAGAAGATAATCTAATACCTTTTAATAAGCGAACAGAGGAAGAGCAAAGACAAATTGCAATAATGGGAGGTAGGGCTAGTGGTAAGACTAGACAATTAAAAAAGTCTTTTAAATTAGCACTTATGGAATTACTAGAGGAAGAAGCAAAAGATAAAAATGGAGTGCCTACTGGTAAGACATATCAAGATTTAATGAACATAGGACTTGTAAAAGGTGCTATGAAAGGTAATGCAATTAATTATAAAACTATCCTAGAAACAATAGGAGAATTAGAAGCAGAAAAAACCGAAGTATCAGTTCCTACAATTAAATTAGAAGTAGTAGATAATAGTAATTTAGAAAGTGTGTTATATGAAAATAAAAAGTAACAAATACCACAACACCAAAGTTATCTATAATGGAATAAAGTTCGATAGTAAAAAAGAAAGAGATAGATATATACAATTAAAACAACTTCATAGTTTGGGGCAAATAGAAAGTCTAGAACTACAACCAAAGTTCTTATTACTAGATACAATTCATTATAAAGGCAAAACATACCCTAAGACATATTATAAAGCCGATTTTAAGTATTTTGATAATAAAAAGGGTAAATATATAGTTGAAGATATTAAAAGCCCTATAACAGCAAAAGATAAAGTATATAGACTTAAAATAAAAATGTTATTAACAAAGTATCCTGATATAGATTTCATAGAAATAATATAGTATGATTAAAACGTGGGAAGCATACGCACTATAAGAGTATGCAAGATAACTAGGTGTGAGGAGGGCTAGATTATCAATTAATAATAAGCAAAGTGCTACTTTATAGATAACATAGAGTAGATATGAAACGTAAACAAGAAATTAAGGTTCAACTCCTATCCTTGCTATAATGCTTTGTTGCGAAGTTTAGGTATATGCAACCATTGGGAAATTATAGTTCGGTCGTCTAAAGGTAAGGCACTTGTTTATTCCGTTTGATTTTGATACTGGAGTTTTATATCTATTCTATGGTGTCTATAAGGCACTATTTACTTTGAAGCATTTAGTATAACTAAATAGATTAGTAGAAGTAAATTTGCTATACGAACTCCGAGGGGATAAGATAGTAAATAGCATTACCTTTAATAGGTAGTGTACTGATGATATATCGCCTTGTTGCGAGGTCAAGTGATAAATACTAGTAATGTCGAAAACATATGCAATCATTGGGAAGTTTTATATCATTAGTACAGTATCTATTAAGCAGTACACTGATAATATGCAAGTGTAGTACGAATAAGCCAATTAGGCACTGAATTTCTAACAGGTCGACTATTTTAGAAAACTAAGCATATTATTAGTGTAGTGTTTAATAACACTGGAAAGAAAAAGGAGGTGTCAGAAATGGCAAAAAAGAGTAACACTGGAAAGAAAAAGGAGGT